ATATGGATGTGAAGCAATGCATGTCAAATCATGCGATAAGAATATTTGTAGTCCCTACACGATAGCCTCGTTTGATATTGAGTGTGATTCATCTCACGGAGATTTTCCTCAAACAAGCAAATATTTCAAGAAACTTGCAACAGACATATACGATGGCTATCGCAGACTTATGCAGAAAGTCGCCAATGGTCGTGAGAGGTCACTGCCTTATATAGATACAATGCTGTATACTGCATTTGATTTAGAGTTCCCTCCTAAATACAATTGCGATAAAGCGAAAGAAAAAATAGATGAGTATTCTATCAGTATAAACAACGTATATACAATCGAAGATGCCAAACCCACAATTGCATCCATCAAACAGTGTGTTTCGCGGCTGACTGAAAACACAGAATTACTGGATTCAATGAAAGATACAAACCCGGTCAAAGGAAAAACAAGAGATACTCACATCAAAACGATATACAAAGAGATAGGTTCTGTGTTACAAGACAAAAACAAACAACCTGTCAAAGAACAAGGAGATCCTGTGATACAAATAGGAACCGTGTTCCACAACTATCGAACTGGCGAAAGAAATAGAGTCATCTTGGTCAAAGGACCTACGGACGATACACCAGATAACGAAATATGTGATTCATTAGATGAATATAGTATCAAAGTCATACGTTGTAAGTCAGAAGCAAAGATGCTAATCGAGTGGTCTAAGCTGTTAAGAAAAGAGGACCCTGATTTCATAACAGGTTACAATATCTTTGGTTTTGACTTTACCTATTTATATGAAAGAGCAAAAGTATGCTTCCCTTGTAAAAAAGGATGCAATCCAAGATACAACAAGCATTCTTCAAATTGTATGATGAGACAGTTTCTGAATATGGGTATCATGGATTCAACCGATAGTGATGCCACAAAACACTACGGAAAATGCTGCAAATATATAGCCAAAGATTTGAATTCATCTGCACTCGGTGAGAATGCACTCGGATACTTTCAAATGGACGGTCGTGTATTGTTTGATATTCAAAAAGAGGTACAGAAAAGTCATAGTTTAGAATCATATAAACTTGACAATGTCGCTGCTCACTTTATGAGAGGCAAAGTCAAAGAAATATCTGATACCCTTATATACACCGAACTAAAAACACTGAAGGTTGGTGATTATGTCTCGTTTCGTACTCATTGTAACATAGGAGAACAATTATACAACAATGGCGAAAAATATCAAATCATAGAGATAGACAAAGGAAGCAACCAGATTGAATTATCGGGATTATTAGAAATTGATTTGAGTCAGTATCACAAAGTGGAATGGTGTTTAAACAAAGATGATATCACGCCTCAAGATATCTTTGACAAACATCAAGATACTACCGACAGAGGGGCCAAAGGAAGATCCGAAGTTGCGAAATATTGTATTCAAGATTGCGAGTTGTGTATTGATCTGTTATTGCTATTGGATTTGATACCCACGAATCTGGCTATGGCTAATGTATCATTTGTTCCTGTATCATACATCTTTCTAAGAGGACAAGGAGTCAAAGTAACTTCCTTAGTTGCAAGACAGTGTAATCTACTCAATGTTCGAATGCCAGACTTACGAAAGATGCCTTTGATGAGAGATTATGTCAGATTGCTGAAAAATGGTGAGTCACAAAAAAGTGTTCGCGAGGCAATCATAGAGGACAATTCCAAATTTGGAAAGCCCAAAGATTGGGAGGTAAATGAATGGATGGAAGAGGCGATGTCTATCTTTACCGGAGACAAAGGCATGGAAGGATATGAGGGTGCCATTGTCCTGGATCCCAAACCGGGAATCTATCTAGATGATCCAGTGGCGGTCCTTGATTATGCATCGCTGTATCCGAGTTCAATCATTGAGAAAAACTGTTCACATGAGACACAAATTGATGAATCACAACTGGATAATTTCAACAAAGAAGATTATCACAAGGTCGAATATGAAAACTATGAATATGTTCTGAAAGGCAAAGGCAACAGTGTTGATAAAGTCTTGAATACCAAACAACCCAAAAAGACTTGCTACTTTATCAAACCGAAGTTCTTACAAGACAACGGTATTAAAGGAGATGATGCGCGTGGTATTATTCCGATGGCATTACAGCATCTGTTGAGAGCGAGAAAAGACACAAAACAGAAGATGAAAATAGAAAAAGATGAGTTCAAATATAAGGTCTTAGATTGTGAACAATTAGCGCTCAAAGTCACGGCCAATTCAATATATGGTCAGTTGGGAGCAAGAACCAGTCCTATCTGTAAGATGGAATTAGCGGCAAGTACAACGGCGATTGGGAGAGAAAAGATTGATATCGCTAAACAGGGAGTTATGAAATGGGCTGAGAAAAAAGGATATGAACCACCTGATGTAGTGTATGGTGATACAGATTCAGTGTTTGTGAAGTTTAGTCGTGTGAAGGATGGCAAAACATTGGAAGGAAAAGAGGCATTAGCGCATTGCATTGAATGTGGGAAACAAGCGGGCGAGTACATCACAGATGGGATATTGAAAGATGATTCTACGGGGAAAACAACGGAGAATCCGGATGACGCTTTACTAGACGATCCCCAAGAATTAGAATATGAAAAGACCTTTTGGCCGTTCATCTTGATTTCAAAGAAACGATATACAGGTGACAAATATGAGTTTAGTGCAGATGAGATACCCAAACGCACTGCGATGGGGATTGTTCTTAAAAGAAGAGACAATGCCCCGATAGTCAAACATATCTTTGGCAATGTGATTGAAATAATCATGATTGAGAAAAACTTTGAGAAGGCATTACAATGGATGGAACAAGCCTTGTTGGATATTGGGAAAAAAGATATCAGCAAGTTTGTCATAACTAAATCATTACGAGGCTATTACAAAAATCCGGAACAAATTGCACACAAAGTATTAGCAGATCGTATGGCAGAAAGAGATCCAGGAAATAAACCCAAAGCCAATGACAGAATACCGTATGCCTATATTGAATTACCGGATGAAGTATTGTATGACACAGAAAATCCATACAAGAGTGGTCCCCGGAAAGGAAAACCAAGAGAACGAGCGGTCAAACAAGGAGATCGCATCGAACATGTGGATTACATCAAAGAGCACAACAAACGACTGGATTATGCCTTTTATATAACCAATCAGATAATGAATCCTGTCAAACAAGTGCTTGACTTGAATATGGATGCGAAAAAGACAGAAGAAATATTCGCAGAGATTTTACAAAAATTAAAATCCAACAATGAGGTATAAACAATGCTAGGAGGTGCAATGAAATCAGTATCCAAAAAGTTGATGAAAGATTATCTGGGTGATACGTGGATGATGTTAGCATTTGCAGTCATTTTTTTGTTGTTAAAGACATATGTGGTGCAATACACATACAATGCTGTGTGGCCTCGTCTGGTAGAGAATAGCGGAGGTTCTACTGAACGATTCCGTCCCTTACGATTTCATGAGGCATTGATGCTCGTGTTGTTTGTGAGCTTTGTCTTGTAATCTTGTAATCTTGTAAAGATAGTATCTGTTGATTTTTATGTGACGCGATTGGCGCGGGTTTTTTAACAAGTTTGTTATATCTGAAATTTTTTTCTAGAAGGTGGTATAACATACAATGGGAGGAGGTCTTATGCAGCTTGTAGCCTATGGTGCTCAGGATATCTACCTCACGGGTAATCCTCAAATTACGTTCTTTAAGGTGGTCTATCGCAGACACACCAACTTCTCGATGGAATGCATTCAGCAGACGATCCAGGGAGCCAATACTACCGCGGGTGGAAGTGGCACTGTCACTGTGTCTCGCAATGGTGACCTTGTGTACAGGGTGTATGTGACATCGAGCACTGCTGGAATTGAGAGAGGAGACGCTCTTGTGAGCCAGGTGGATTTGGAAATCGGTGGTCAGTTAATTGACCGTCAGTATGCTGAATGGCATCGTATCTGGGACGAGCTCACAACACCAGAATCCAAGGCAGATATGTTCCGTATTATGAAATGTGATGTTCTTTCCGCAGCTGATTCATCAGGAGACAATGGGACTAATCACGGAGTCGGAATGGTTCAGATTCCATTAAAGTTTTGGTTTTGCCGAAACCCTGGATTGGCACTTCCTTTGATTGCTCTTCAATATCATGAAGTCAAGCTTAAGTTTACTTGGGGAACCAAAGTGAAAGTAAAGCCATCCGCTGCTGCCGGCCTGGAAGCGACGTGTCAGGTTTTGGCGGATTACATCTATCTTGACACAGATGAGCGCAGACGCTTTGCCCAAGTGTCGCACGAATACTTGATTGAACAGCTACAAAAAGAAACATTCACGACAGGTGCTGGCGACAAAAAGCTTAACTTCAATCATCCAGTGAAAGAATTAATCTGGGTGACTGAAGCTGGTAATGCCTATGGAACGGCGAAGCTGACTCTGAACGGTCATGATCGCTTTGCGGCGCAAGAAGAAGAATACTTTCAGCTTCGTCAACCTTATGATTACCACACGGCTATTCCTCGCAACAACGCGCCGAGCCACCCAGCACATTTCCAAGCTTCACATGCTGTTTCAAAGACCTTTCTGAAACACACTGACGGAAAAGGGATTGAAACGACGGCCATGACTAATGCCGATTTGACTCTAGTCACAGTTGCGGCATCTGCTGATCCGTTAACTGCTGCTCCGGCGGCAGGCGCAGCCATTGCTAATGCCACAAATGAGTTCTCGTGTTTTCTAGTGGGTGCATTAGATGGTCAGAGTGGAATAAATGCAGGGTCACTCGCTCCAAATTTCGCAGTTATTATAGAATTCAACGATGCTTCTGCAGGTACTACTCACGAATTTGTTAGACATATAAGCCGAATTGTCCTGTCTAC